ATTTACCACGAAGGCCATGTTTGTATGCCATCGTATTATCTCCCTGAAAATTGCCGGAATCTTTCGATCAATCGCAGTATCAAATGCTGGCGCCATGTAGGGACGTGGCGCCACGTTTACTGGTTGCTTTTCGTATGCTGCACGAACTACGCCCTTCGTGGCAAACCATCGCGGGCGGTAAGCCATCGTGGTGCCGCCGTTCTCCAAGAGCCCTGGTGTATCCTGCCGGTTGAAAATAATTGGCCCGATAACCACAGACGCAAGGTTTGGCTCAACAATAAAAAAAATCAAATCACGAAATCGGCTGAACAGTTTGCCGCTGTACGTGTAGTCTTTGCGGTATTGCGGGGGCTGTCCAGGTCGTGACGTGGTCCATGGCCAAGGCTGCACAATCTCCCGCAGCGTTGCCTCTTTTTGTTTGCGTGCGCCGGGGGCTCTTCGGCCTTTTTCGTCGCGCTTGAGGTCAATTTTTTCGAGGCCTACAAGGTCCTTAATTTCCTGCGGCAGTTCATCCGCTCGCATCTCGCGTTTTGGCTCAAGCGAATTGCGGGCCACCTTCATCACGTAAGCCCCAAACGTGGCGAGTCTCCGCCGGGCAACTCGATCGAGTCGGCTGATGATCGCAGGACGATCGAGGAACAGGGTTTTAGCCTGCTTCACGGTCATCCGGATTGCGAATTCTTGCCCGCTCATTGCCACTGCCTCGTCGTGTAGACCTTCGCGCTGTTATCGCTGTTCCACCACTGCCAATGCCTGCCAGTTGTCACCGACTCACACACTCGATAATCAATTTCATCGACTGTGATTTGATCCCCGATTTCAAGGTCCTCAGCACAGACATCCAGCCCAATAATCCAGAGTTGTTCGTTCGAGTCAATCGTAAAATCGCCGCCGACTGACTGCAGGTTTTTGCGGCTCGAAACTCGCGTGATCAGAATCCCGGAAACAATCGTTTCGTCGCCTCGCGTGATCGTCGCAGTTTCGCCAGCAACCACCTTAATGCGGCTGCGCACGTGGGTTGCAGCTTCAGTGCGTCGGCTCATTTTGTGACTCGAAAAAAACAGGCTGCAGGATTTCTCGCTGCAACCTGCGGGGGGTTGATCTGTTGATCGTTCAGCCAGTCAATCACGGTGCCGGTGTGGTCGTGGTTGGGATCTGCGCTGTGTTCGCTGGCTGTCCAGCGTTGTTGAGGGCCACCACGCCAAACGCAGCGTTCAGCGGCTTGTCCTTAACGTACGTACCAATCACGGTGCCGGTCAGTGCAAGGTTCTGCGTGGTCATGCTGATTCGTGCCGGTTGACCAGCTGCAATTGCAGCAAAGTTTCCGGCGGTAATCTTCAGTGTGACTTCGGTTTCAAGTGCTGAAATCACGCCACCGCTGGCCACGCTTTGCGTGCCGCCGTAGTAGCCGATTCTGCCGTCGGGGCATTCGTGCAAGTGGCCACTGCTGACGGCTCGCAGGGCGGTCACGTTTTCGACGATCGAATATTCACCGTGGACGGTCGCGCCCATAATCACTTACTCCTCTTGCGTTTGGGCTGCGTGTCAGCCTCGTTGTTTTCTGCCTCACCCGGTGTGAGGTCAAACGATTCATCGGACTCGTCCGAAGTGTCAGTAAATGCCGCCACAGCGGTTGAAATCAAACCGAATTTGATCAGTTGCGCAGCGCGGAGGTCATCGAATTCGGCAGTGGTTCCCACTTCGTGGGTCACGCCGTTGTCGATGAATCTTTGCTGCACAAAATAGCTGTTCATGTTTGACCTCAACCACCGTGGAAAATCAACGTATCAGAGTGATCAGGCGTTGTTGCGCTGAACTGATTTGCGGCGGACCGGAGCGATACCGGCAGCCATGCTGCAGTCGTACCAGAAACCAAACTGACCGTTGCCCAACTGGCCATTGCGGAGGCGTGGAACACGGCCGAGACCTGCCACGTAAACCATCTCGATTGCCGGCTGTGTTGCGTCAGCCAACCACCATGTCGTGGGCACACCAGCCACCGTCGCCGGAACGTCAGCTGTGTCGGTCGGGTCGGTGAATCCGTTGTCGATGCGAGCATCGGACAACACGCCACCGATCTGGCCGGCCAGCACATTCAGCGAGCTTCGCGTTGCGTTCTCTCCGGTGATCAGAGCGGACGGGCTCAGCAGTTCTGCGGCGGTGAATCGATTTGCACGGCTCACGATCAGGTGAGTCGGGCGAACATCGATGTTTACACCGTTTTCCTGCTGCGTCTCGAATGCCGTCAAGCCGGAAATCAGGTTGTCGCGAGTCAGCGCCTTGCTGGTCCGCAGGTTGCCGTCGGTCGTGTTGAAAAACGCCCGAGTGTTCGACATCGTCGGGTTGGCAATCAACACGTAGGCAATCAGATCATACAGCAGGCGGCGGCTCCGCTGACCCATCACGGTGCCAGCCTGCCGCAAAGTGTCGAAGCGTTCGTCGATCAGGTCCTGCTCGCTGAACTGAAACCGGTCAGCGTACATCTTCGCACGAATCTGTTCACCATTCGCACTCATCGTGATGTCTTTTGCGACACCCTGATTCGGCAATGGTCTCGGAGTCCCACCGGTCAATTCGAGCGCCTTGCGTTCGGCGGCCATGAAATTCTGAACGTCGGACTCTGTGACCAACTGCATCAGCTCGCTCGTTTGCTCCACCCACGACGCCATCACGCGGGCGTTCAGCGCCTGCGTGTACATGTCGCTGATGGCGGTACTGGAGAATGCAGCTCGCAGCCATTCGTCGGTCCTCCAGTGACCCAGTTGTGACAGATCCTGACCACCGAGACGGGCAGCGTTCGCGAACAACTCAACCATGCCATGCCCGCGGTAACGGTCGGCCTGGTCCATCGCTCGCTGACGGAATGAATCATTGACCGGACGGCGGAGGCTGGCGTTCAGTGAAATCCGGCTGTCGCGGGATTCGTAAACTGGATGATCCGGTCGAACCCCCAGACGGTCGGCGAATGCAATTGCGAGTGATGCCTGCAATACATCTCGATCGGGCTGATTTTGCGTGTGGACTGCTGGAGCTTGCGGCCGTCTGCGTCGCAAGGCCTCCAGCTCGAACCGCTCAGTGGTCCAGCGGTTGGTGATCGCGTGCGCCAACAGTGAGACCTGCTGCCCGCTCACCTCAATCGGAGGTGGTGACAGACTGGCGTTCAGCGCGGTCAACTGCTCCACTCGCTGCACTTGGGCGGCGGCGTCCTGCTCGTACTGGCTCAGTGTCGGCGGTGCAGCCGGAGGTGTTGCTGGCGGAGCAGCTGGGGGCGTGGCTGGCGGGGTGGCATTCTCCGGTGCCGGAGTCGCTGCCGGAGTCGGTGCCGGAACGTCATCCTCAGCGTCGGGGTTGGCGGTTCGCCATGTCGCCCGAATCGCTGTCAGCGCATCGGCGCCCAGCATTGCCACGGTGAGACCGAGTGAAACCAAATACTGCGAAAATTTCATCTGTGTGGACTCCCGTGTGTCGAGGCTTGCGGCTAATTTTGCAACCGCACCCCCAGCGTCTGCGCCGGTCGCGGTAAATGTGATCTCGCGTAGTTCGGCATGCCTAGCGAGCAAAAACGGACCTGTCAACAGCTGTCCATTCAAATTTTCAGAACGGCCTTCAGGAATCTCCACAATGTTCGATCGGTCAACCACCACGCCCACACTCAACTGCCACTGGAATCCGTTGGCAGCGCTCATGACAACACGGTCGCGCCACTCTGTTTCCGCACTGGCGTAGCCCGTGGCGGTAATCTGATCGGCACCAATTTTGACTGACTCTGCATGACCCACTGGCTGCGTGTTGTCATGATCCAGCAGCAGCGGGACTGGCATCCCATCCACCAGCTTCATCGACTGCAAATCGAACACAACTGGCATACTGCGGCCGGGGATATAGGCCTTACCGCCAGTGTATGCCAGCAGGTTGAATTTTCGGACCTTTGCGCCGCCGGCAGCCTCGATCGTTTCGAGGGTTGCGAGCCCGCCAAAAATCGGCATGGTGACGGGTGACGAAGCCTCAAGTTTGATTTTGTGTGGCATCTGCCTGTTGTCCTCTCTGTGCGTTTGGTGTGGCTCGCTGCGGCGTTAAGCCGGGCCCTAAGATTGCCAGTGCTGCATCCGGAAACAGGGCCCGGAATCGCGACTCGCGGAATTGCTCCAGCGTCAGACCATAAGACCGAGCTGAGGCCAAATCCTCTTCCTCTGGGTCGACTCCGTCGTCCTCTTGCCAGAATGCTGGTGATGTTAATCCAGACCCGCAAGCCTTCTGCCGGCCAGTGTATTCGCGGTTTGTGTCTTGGTGCCGCCGTCGCGTCCATCGCCATTCATGCGAGACCTCAGCGAGGTCTGCAATATCCTGCGGAATTAACCCCAGCAGAACGGCTTCCTGCAGGAAGTGGCCCAGCAGTTTGTCTAGGCATAACGTCTCCCAGTCCTGCCGCTGTATGTCCACGTCGGCTTCGTAGTCTTGGCGCCCCAACTGACCACCAGCAAAATTGATCCCGCCGGAATCTCCTGTTGAGATTTGCGAGGGTTGGCCAAGTGGTCTGGCTGCCCCTGCGGTGTTCGTGCGGACGAAATCCGCATGTTGTGCCGTGGGCTGCTCCGGTTTCATCTGCGTGGCTTTGTGGCCAGCAGGAAGGAACGACTGCATGCCGTAGGCAATGGGCATCGTGACGCCGGGGTCCACGGCGTCGAAATTCACGTCGCCGTCCTCAAACCGATCGACGTTTGTTTCCACCAGCACAGTGTGCTTTGCTGCGGTCGCGGCAGCATCCACAACAGCCCGATCATACACGCGGAGCATGGGCCCGTCACCGATCGACGTTGCCATCTCGGGATAGCCGCGGCCCTGTGACGGTCGCTGCCAATCCCAGACATCAATCACGTACTCTGCCGGCACGGGCTGCGGGTTCAATGTGGGCTCGTCCGCTGGATGGTAAGGCAGAACCCAGTACCGGACGGGATCGCCTTGGCTGTCCAATTCTTTGCCGTCCAGAAGATAGCGAGTGTTGAATGCCTCGCCGTACAAATCCGCAAACGGCTGCTGAATCTGCTCTTCCTCAAACGGGACAAAGTTCAGCGTTATGTCCTTAACGCTCACGGATTGAGTTAAATCTCGCAGTGGCGACGGAACCGTTGTGATCATTGCGAGCCCGGTGCCGTCGGTGATTTTCGCCCAGCACATCACGCGGAGTTTTCGGGGGCCATGCCGGAGTTTGAACCACTGGTTAAACAGTGACTCTACATTGCGGGCGGCTTCGGCATTGCCAGCAATCTTAACTTCAAGGAATGGACCACGTCCGATAACCCATGTGACTGCAGCGCGTGCGGCGCCCTTAAACCATTTGTTCGCCTGCAGCACTTCATATCGGCTGCGGTCAATCAGGGTTCGGCGGGCTTGCCGGTCGTATCCGGTGAGTCCGGATTCGTGCTTAGCGCGTGCGAATAACTCGTTGAGTTCGGGATTCAATTCAGCGTAATCGAACGCGGCGTTTAGCTGCTGCTGCCCGCGCTGAATCTCGACCACGTGGGCCACTCGCTGCCGTTCGGTCTGCACCCGTGCGGCCTGCTTCGTCACTCGGTTTTTCTTGCGTGCCATTGTCTCACGGCCTTCTGTGTGTCAATCGTGTACGGCGAATCATTGAACGGCCGTCTGGCAGTTCTGCGGCTGCGTTTTGCTGAGTTTTCCACCGCTCAAATTCAATCCGGTCTTTGAGGTTGTGTTCCTCGATTGTCTCACCACCAATTACGCTTCTCAGGGGGGCGCTTGCCGCGTCTTCGATTTCCATTGTCCGCAGCCTCCTCGCTTTTCTTCTGTGCTATCCACTCGTTTTTTGTCGCTGTCCTAGTCATAGCGTGGCAGTAGTCACATTTCCAGACCGCATTCACAAAACCCTTTGTTTTGTACTGGCGAACAATCGTGAACCGCGGGCATCCGCAGCGGTCGCATTCGTCGGGCAAATTGCATCCGTGTTCCTGCCTCGTCACTTGCGAGCCTCCAGATTTGCCAACAAATCGGCTTGCGTCAACCGGCGTTTTTTGCGTTCGATTTTGCGCTCACCAGTGGGTCTGTAGCCTGCCAGTTCCGCACCGACTCGGCACAGCACGCAGCAGTCCAGCCAGTGGTCCTGGTCGATGCCGGGCTTGTTCTGCCACACCTCAACCTCGCGTTTGGTCTCGGCGGATTTTTTGACGACTTTCGCGGCGAGGTGATTCGCCAGAATCGTGTCCGGTGCGGTGCCGTTGTATGTGATCGAGCCCGGCAAACCGGTGTCTGCGGCCAGCCCCTTTTGCAGCTGCG